TGCGTTCAACAACCTGCCACATTGTTCGACCAATCATTATAGTTGATCCACGGCGCAAGATTTGGTCAGCGCGAGAAACATTTGATTCAACCGCGTTTCTCACATCATCTGCCTTGACACGCTGCTGCGCATTATTCGCTTTATTCTCAAACGGTGTTTTGTCTTGACGATTTCTACCGAGGCTTACGGTAATCTCATCGCCTACATCTACTGCTACGTCAATTTTTATATTTGTCCAGCGTTTGGGGTCGCTTGAACTGCCATCGTAAACAGACACTGGATCTAGTTTTGTAACTTCTCCAGTCGCTGCCGACTTATGGCGAACAATACCTATGCGTGAGGCAAAATTAACACCAGTACCAGGCATCCCTTCTTTTCCGTAAGGATGGAACACCCGTAGATAACGCGGCACATACTTTTTTATCTCCTCCCGTGCATCGCCTTTTTGGTCGGACTCCCATTCTTCTGGAATCGAAATAATTTTCCAGTCAGGCCTATAACCCGTTCCGTTCTGTATCCCACTGAATACACCAAACTGCGTTTGCGATGTTGGCGTGAAAGAGCCGCTAAAGCCTGCCTGTGCATTGCCTAGCGATGTGGGACACACAAAAGCTTGTTCGTTATCGCTGCGATCTGTCGCACCCTCTAAAGCAAAATCGCCATAACGCAAGTTGTACATGCGCAAGCGACTGCCTGGACCGAGCGCTTCATAGCCCGCGTTCCAGTAAAACTCATAAAACTGCGAGTACAGCGCATCAATGGGGATGTTGCCGAGAAAGATGCCCGCCAGATCAGGCTTTGCCATTGAGCCTTGACCAGCAACAAAGACAAGATCTGCAACCTGATAAGTGCCCCAGCTGCGAACGCGAGACCATGCCAGCAGAGGGGAAATCAATACACCACCACTGACGTAAGAAACACCAGTGCTATCAACGTGTGATTCCTGGCGCGTAAAAACAATTGGTACTGCTGTTCCGTAACTTGCCAGCTCCTGCAGTGAATCAAAGCCTGAAGTTGGCGTAAATACGTCGCGTCCGCTTTTACCGCCAAGCTGACGTGTGCGGATTCTTGATTCGTCAGACTGTTGCGGTTTTGGTGCCAGCAAAAAGGAAGCTGCTGTGCTGGCTAAGCCAATAACAAGGCTGATGATTGCAATAATTTCAGCGCCTGTATTTTGCACATCTGGCACATGCGCGTAATCCGCTGGCCTTATGTAAGGCTTGCTCCTTACCGTTGCCGAAAACTGCCTGTATTCTTCCTCGCTAAGACCCAGCTCTTCAATCAAGCGCTTCTCGAACGGAAGCAGTGGGTGTACTGGATCATGCCCAACTGGCACCATGCGACCGCCTGTAAATGCTGGTTGATGTACAGACATCCCTGATCCCAAAAAACAGAAAACGCTACCCGTGGGTGCGCTGTCATTAACACGTCACCATCGTAGACCGGCTCATCTATCCGTCGCCATGTCTTCAAAATGTCCCGTCCCACCAGCATTTTGTTTTCGTCATACCAAGCTGGGTTGGTAGGTGGATGCCAAAGACCTAGGCGGTCATGTACCGCAAAAACAAGGTGGATGCAGTCAATCGCCCTGTCGCTTTCACCGCCTCTTGCGCCAAGTCGATACGGGCGACCGATTAGGTCGATCACGTCAGGCGGATTCGACTGGTAAGCGGCAGATTACCCACAAGCTGACGGGTCAAGCGCTTTCGTGGTATATCCGCACCAACAGCATCGAGCACGGAAGCCATATTCAACTGCAAACTGGATTCATCCCAAGTGCCGTTAATAATTTGTCCGACATATTCAGATAGCACTGTGTAGTCAGGCTTGCTATCTGGATTGACCAAGACCGTCTGCACCTGTGCGATCCACACCTCTTGCACTGCGGTTTCGCCCCAGCCACGACTAAGGCTGTTGTTTGGAAAACCCAAGGTGGCAGGCTGGTTGTCGCCAGTTTTGGTGACAGTAACCCCACTAAACGCAAAAGGCATAAAGCCGTAGACGGTTAAACCATCTTTGCCTAGCGCGTCTTCATTTACCCAGTAATTTTGAAAGTTGTACCGCACGGTTCCAGTCGCGCTTTTGAGCGTTAGGTACTGCGCAAAGGCAAGTGATTCTGCCATCAGATTCCAACCTTACGGCGTGTAGTCGTATTTTGACGCAAGCTGTTCAGCGCACGCTGCTCGCCCTGTTTGGCGCCTTGGGCAGCTGCTTGCCGCATACCAGTTTGGAACTGATCGGCGGTAACATAATCCACTTGGTTAATGCGTTCAACGCTGTAGCGAACGTCGATTGGCTGCATCGTTGCAGTTGCTGCGCCGCCGCCTTCGGTGCTAGTGCCGTTGCCGGGAATGACGGATTCGCCACGGGCGCCACGCGAGTAACGGGACATTGCAGCGGACATTTTGGATTGCGGGATGACGTACTCCGGTTCACCGCCTTCACCGATTAGTGCGCGGGTTGGGCCGGTGACAAAACCACCTTCGGCGAAGACGTTGGCTCCGGTAAAGCCTTCCATAAAACCGTCACCGCCGGGCAGTTGATAAGGTCCGTCTCCACTAAAGCTGAAAGATTCACCCCCACCCAGAGCTTTTAAGATTGTTTGGAAAGTGATCATAGCAATTTGTTTGGCGATAATCTGCGTCGCCATTTGTATAAATGCTTGACCAATGCTTTTAAAGGCATCAGCAAGAGCTTGTTGAGTTGATTTTGCGCCAGTGGCGATGTCTGCAAATGCTTGACCAAAGGCATCGCCAATCGCGTCAGCACCTGTAATGGCAATGTTGATTGATTTTGTAAGTTCTTCTAGTTCTTGACGGTATTTAGCGATCTGCTGCTCTGCTGGACTCACGCGAAGATCAGGCAAAGACGGATCAAATGCGCCAGCGCCTTCAGGTAGTTTGTCTTGCGCTTGAAGCCCAGCACGCTTAAACAGCTCAGCGTTTTGCTCTTTGATAACCTCTAACCTCTGCTTTTCTAGATCAATAGCAGTTTCAATGCCTGCAGCATCAATGTCTGCCAAAGCCTTTGCTAACAGCGCTTGTTGTTCGCGTTCGTCAGTAACACCTTCAAGCGATTTCTGATATTCAATAAGAATTTGCTGGTTACGCTCTTCGCCTTGCAGCCGAGCAGCAAGTTGTTTGTCTCCAGCAATTTCAGCTTGGGTGATTTTGCCCCTAATCAAAGAAAGTTGTTTAGCTGCCTCAGTTTCAATTTGCAGTCCACGGATGCGAGCCTGTAAACGTGCCTCTTCTTCTGCAGCTTTATCTTTCTTTTTTTTGTCAGCGCCTTCACTTTCGCCAGCGCCTAAGGGTGGCGGAGTGAATAATTTTTGTGTTTGCTGAGCGCCAGCTTGCAATTGTTTTTGTGCCTCAATATTTTGGTTTATCTTTTGCAAGATAATGCCTTGAAGCTGAACTGCGCGGCTGGCATTCGGGTCATTGGGACCTATGCTTTGAAGTAGCCGTTGATATTGTTGCAGAGCCTGCAGATTTTGCTCAATTCCCGCTTTGTTTTTTTGAGGACTTACCTGCCCAATTCCTTTCTCAATATTCTGTATAGCTTGACTTGTTGCGCCAATATTCAAAAACTGTCTAGCGCCCGCAACGTTTCTCGTAAACCCCCCACCTCTTCCAGCAGCTATTGCGGCATTTATGGCATCTACAACGGCAATCGCTTGGTTGAATATTGCTTTAAGCGCAGGTGTCAAAACCTGTCCAATTCTGCGGGCCAATGCTTCAACACCATCCTGCAATGTACTCAGCCTGCCACTGAGCGTGTCGCTTTGTGCTATTGCGCCATTTGCATATTTGCCGCCAGTTTCAGTTAGTTTTTGAATCGCAAACTCAACAGCTTCGGCACTGATTTTGCCTTTTTGTAATGCGTCTTGGAACTCTTTGCCGCTCAGGTTGTACTGCTTGCGAAGCTCTTGTTGTAAGGCAACACCACGCTCTTGGAACTGCAGAAGCTCTTCCCCCTGCAGTCTGCCTTTTGCCTGAACTTGTCCGTAGGCAGTGACAAGCCCTTGCAGCTCAGCGCCTGTTGCGCCGCTGACATCTGCCAGCCTGCGCGTTGTTTCTACAACCTTGTTGGTTTCAACGCCAAATGCTTGCAGGCGCTTTGCTGAATCAATCAGCTCAGAGCTTGTAAATGGCGTTACAGCACCAAGACGTTGCAGATCTTTAATGATCTGGCCAGCCTTTTCTGCACTGCCCGTTAATACTTGAAGGCTGCGCGTTTGGCTTTCAAGCTCAGCAGTTTTGATAAAAACAAAACGTGCTGCTTGGATAACACCAAGAGCAGCAGCAAGCTTGCCAACAGCAGCGCCAAGATTACCTACAGCACGCTCTGTTGCTTGCGACTGCGATTGCACCTGCCGCAGCTTGCTAACCGCATTGCGGCTGTCCACGTTAATAGCAACGTTGGCGACAACCGACACGATTTACCTACGGCGTTGCTTCAGTCTACGATCCTGTTCTTCGTTCTGTAGATCAAAGTAACTTGACCAGATCAGTAGCTCCTCCAGTGTTACCTCACGATTAAGCCGGGCTAACGTGTAGCCCAGCTCTTTTGCCACACCAAGCTGCAGTAACAACAAATTGTCCTTTTTAACTTCAGCCTTTAACGCTTTTCATGTCTAGTTCTTGCTGCTCCTCGGGATTGGTAATAATCGCCAACATCATGGCTTGAAGATCGGCGTCAAGCACATCGTTTTTCAGTTCGTCAATTTGACCGGCTTGAAACAAACGCTGACCAGCTTCGTCAGCTGCTTTAGTCACTAACAGGTTTAACGCAAAGCCGTTGGCATCATCGCCTCCAGGCATCTTCTGTGCGCGTTCACGCTCTGCCATGGTCAAGGCCGTGGCGTAAAACTCAAACGTATCGCCATTACTGAGCGTTACAACACGCTTGATAGGCGTCAGGTTTGCAGCCTTTTTCAGCCGAGCAAGAGCAGACGAAGCAGACGCAGGCATAAAAATCAGTCGTTGGTTATTACTTTAGACGCAAAAAAGCCCCCAGCGCAAGCCGAGGGCTTTCATTGTGTTGCCAGGATCAAGCAGAAGT